AGAGGGCGACCTCTGGAGAGCGATGATGAGCCCTAATAAAATCACTTTCGACACACTCCACACGGGCGCGCTATGACCATCTCAAAGGAAAGGCGTGAGGAGCTCCTCGACAACTTGCGTCAAGGTATGTCAATCAGGGCCGCTTGCGCTTTGGTGGGCATCAGTGAGCGAACCTATCAGCGCTGGCGTGAAGAGGATGAGGATTGGGTTGAAGCCAGTGACCACGCAATCAGATTCAGCGAACCCATCCTCATAGCAAGGATGAAGGCGCTAGCTGAAGAGAAGGGAGATTGGCGCGCTCATGCTTGGCTACTTGAAAGACGGTTTCCTAAAGAATGGGGGCCGCGTCAAGAGATCGAGGTCAACCAGAATATTCAAGATGGAGGCGCCGGCTTAGTGCTGGCGATGATCGAGCAAACAGACCAGCGGCTTAAACAGCTGACAGAGGAGACGGACAATGAGCGAGATGCTGAGGACAACACTCTTGAGGCAGTGGTCAATGCTGCACCATCACGAGAGGACTGATTATGAAGTGGAAGGCTCTTGGTGTGTGATCGCTGAAGAGCCAGCCGATAACGGTTGGGAGAGGATCACCTTAGACCTAGTTGACATTGAGCTAGGAGCGCGAGTGATTAAGCGATACTCTGACCGGCAAGGGCGCGTTAGCTCATCAATATGGGTCGCGACCAAGGAGGGCTTGAAGCCTTGGCAAGAGAGCTGATCCTCAACCCGCTCCAACAAGACTTGATCGCGAGGATCAGGAGAGAGGATAGAGTCATCTCAGCAAGGTGTGGATGGGGGGCTGGCAAAACCTCAGCGCTTGTCTTCTCCATCCTCTTCATCTCCAAGTGGAGGCCGGGTACATCAACTCTATTGGTGACGGATACAAACCCGCGTTACAACAGCGTGTTAATGCCTGAGATGGAGAAGTGGCTAGGCCCTTTGGGCTGGACATATAATCACTCTCTCAGGCAATGGCTAGACCCGTCCACAGGCTCAACTGTTTGGTGTCGGTCTTATTTTAGGCCAGGAACCAGAGACGCCACACACAATCCTCTAGAGGGGCTGAATATCACATCAGGCTGTTGCCTGATCGACGAGTGTCAAACCCTATCTGCGGAGGTGGCCCACAAGGCGTTAGGCCGTTTGCGCTCTGGCCCATCTCCTATCCTGATTCTAGTGGGGCTACCTGTAGCGGACGCTTGGTGGGTGCAGCTCGCTGAGCAATCAGGCCTCTCACCTCTACTCTACACCTCTTACGTCAACCGCGCTCATCTGAGTGAGGAGTGGTTTGAGGCAACTGAGCTGCTACCCAAAGAAGAGCGTGAGGCTATGGTCATGAATCAGCCAAGGCCTCCAAGCGGCTTGGTGTATTCAGAGTTTAGGCCTGATGAAATGGTGCTCGATGATTGGGTGTATGACCCATCAATGAGCGGAAGGATTGCAATTGATTGGGGCTTTCGGAAGCCAAGTGTTTTGATCTTCGCTCATGATCCTCTGCTAGATGCAGACGTGATCTGTGCAGAGCTCAATCCCCATGAGGTAACCATAGAGCAATTGGCCCGTCTCATCCTGAGCGTAGCTTGGCCGAGATCGCTCAGGGATCAAGCGCCGGGTGATCGAATCTGGATTGATCAGGGTTGTGCTGATAAGGCCGGTAAAGCTCGCAATGATCAAACAGGAGCCTCAGCATTTAGAGCAATGCGAGCGCCACCACCTAACGGTTTGGGGATCCCGCTGAGATCGACCACAGACCCGATTAGAACGGATGTTTTGAACGGGGTTCAAAAGCTCAAGCGCGCCTTCACGCGCAAGCAGTATTTAATCACCAGAGAGGTCTGGAGTTCTGGCGAGCGTGCAACAGGCAACAGCATCAGGAAGGCGCTCATGTCTTATGCTTGGGAGACCTCCAAAGAGCAACCTAAGAAGGATGGAAGAGAAGACCCGCTTGACGCGCTGAGGTATGATTGCATCATGTTTAGGTGGGCTGATGATCAAGCGGTTGATCAACGGCGGTACACGCGCTCCACCTCAAGGCCTAAGACCAACAGGAGAATAAGAGCAGGGAGCGCCAAGAGAGGACGCTTTTGACAGACCGAATCATCTCTGAAGAGGAGCTCTATACAGAGCGCTCTCTAACTATAGTGCTTCTCGATCTCGTAAACTCAACGGGCTTTGTTTCGCGCTTCGGTGCTCAGCGTGCCGCGCGCTGGTTCCAATATCATGACCGTCTGACGCGCTCTCTGCTATACCGGTTTAGGGGACGTGAGATTGATCGCTCAGACGGTTTCCTCTTTACGTTTGATCGAGCGGTAGACGCGCTTAACTTTGCGCTTTATTATCAGCAGACAGTCCCGCTAAAGGTAAAGATCAAGGCTAGGGTGGGCGTTCACTATGGGGCAGTGGTGGAGGTTCAACAGCGGGAATTATTGGTCTTGGCCGGCGCCAAGCCAATTGAGGTTGAGGGCATCACAAAGAACATTGCCGCCAGGACAATGGGGCTAGCCATGCCTGACCAAGTTCTCCTGACTCGTGACGCCTTTTATCAAGTGCGCAATCGAGCAAGCTCAGAGACTCCAAAAGGAACGCGCTTCGCTCTAGTGGGCCTCTATCGATTCCAAGGCGTTCCTGATGCTCAGGTGATTTATGCCGTGGGCTCAACGATTGAATCTCTGCAGCCTCCACCATCGAGCGACAAAGCCAAGAGGCTAGGAGGGCCGCGAAAGATCAGATCAAGGATGAGGCACAAAAGATTCAAGGAGTGGCTTGAGCTTATCACTATATTGCTCTCAGTGGCGGCCTTTGGCTATATCCTTTGGGTGATGTACCCTTATATAAAATACAAAGTCCTTGAGTGGTGGAGCAAGCCAGATGAATGAAGAAGACAAGAAGACCAAACGCGGCTGGTGGTTCAGCGTCATCTTTCTAACGCTGGTGATGGGGCTGATTGTCTTTTTGGCTCGCGTTGAAATCATAGAGAAAAACCGTGATGTGCTCATTGGCATCTTAGGTGTGCTGACTGGCTCGATCTCCTCAATGCTCGCGATAGCATCAGGGCGCGATCCCGCTGAGGTGGATGAATTAAAACAGGAGCTGAGCAAACAAGAGGCAGATCGAGCCGCGCTCATCGCTCGCTTGAGAGATGCTCACATCCATAGTCAACTAAAGAGTGATCAGCTCATGCATCTGCAGCTCGCAATGATTAAGGCGCTCACTCCTCTTGATGTTCAGGTCTTGACTGAAGACATGGTTCAGCTGAATGAGCACGTTGAGGAGTGGTTGCCTAATGTTGAAAAAAGTGAAGAGTCAAGTTAAGATGAGTAGAATATGATAGGAGCGATCACATGACGGAGCGCAAAACACCACGCCACCTTAGAGCCACCTCTCCAAGATTTGGGGCTCGTGGCATTAGCGGCACACAGCTCAACGGTGGCGCTTTATCAGTAGAAAGCAATCCTGAACTGACCGGCCTCAATTGGGTTCAAGCTGCTGAGGAGATGCTCAGAACTGACCCGATAGTGAGGCGCTCTTGGCATATGCTGAGGCAGACTCTTCTCAGTGCAACTTGGCGGTGGGAACCAGGCATAGAGGGTGACCTTATGGCTGAGGAGCTCGCCAGGTTCGCTAATGAATGTTGGGGCCTAGATGGCTACTCTGGGCAAATGGAAAGCTCATGGGAAGAACAGCTATCTTATCTCTTTGAGTTCGTGCCCGTTGGCTACCGATACGCCGAAGAGATCTACAAGGTGGGGCCGGACTCAAACGGACTGGTCAAGGTGTGGCTCTCCCACTATGCCGACAGAGAACCAAGCGCTCACTCTCGCTGGCTTTCTCGTGATGATCAGCATCTTGATGGGGTACTTCAAAACATGGTGGGCTCTGGCAAGACTCCTGAGCCGATACCGGCCAATAAGCTAATCCTGTTAACGCTCAACCGAACTGGCTCAAACTTCGAGGGCGTGGGGATGCTGAGGCCTGTGTGGTGGTGGTGGCAGACGAAGCAGCGGGTCTCTAACCTCATGTGTGTAGGGCTCGACAGGTGGGCCGCGCCAACTCCCAAGGTAATAATTAATCGAGCAGCAGCCGAACAGATAGGCCTAACTGATGGCGATATTGACGCCATGATTGATGATGCAGAGGCACAGGCCCAAGCCTTCATCTCAGCAGAGCAAAGCTATTTGGTTGAGAACGCGGCCATCAAGTTTGATACATACGCGGCTCAACCGTCCATGTATGCAGACGGCCCAATTAACATCATAACTAAATGTGACTCCCAAATAGCTGCGGCCTTCCTCGCTCAATTCGCTGATCTTGGAAACACTGAAACAGGAGCGCGCTCAGTGGGAGAGATTCACCTCAGCATATTCAGGAGAGCAGCAATCAACCTGTGTGATCTGGTAGCCGCTCAGGTTAGCGGGGTTGATCGCCGTGGTGGTGGAACCATTGGGCGCTTGGTTCGGTGGAACTATGGGGCCGTTGATCCTTCCAAGCTACCAAGGCTAACTCACACAGGGCTTGACACTGATGATCTAGCTGAGTCTTTAGCTATGCTACCTAACCTAGTTCAGTCAGGTTTGATTACTCCTGATGATGAGCTTGAGCGAGTGATTAGGGCGAAGCTTGGCGCCGGTGATCTCCCTGAAGATGCTCAACGTCCGGCGCTCTCACGTATCCCTTCAGCGGGTGGCGTCTCTGCCTTGGCCGAATCAATCAGGATCAGGAGGCGCAATGGTTAAGGCGATCAAGAAGAAGAGAACCAAAGCACAGACGCCAGCCAAGCCCAACGAGAGAATCAAGGGCAGTAGGGCAAACCCGAAAGGCTCAGCGAGCGGCTCAAGAGGTGGTGTTGAGTTAAGCGCCAAAGTTATTAAGGCGTTGGAGAATATGCGAGATGAGCATAATGATGCCTTTGATCTAGGAGTCAGGATGGTCAACCTAGGTCAGCTGAAGGCCGTCTACCGGCGAGGCGCTGGAGCCTTTAGCGTGTCCCATAGACCTAACATGAGCCGGAACGGTTGGGCCATGGCAAGAGTTAGAGCCTTCCTAAAGCTGGCTGGACGCGACCAAAGAAAGAAGGCCTACACAGGTGATCTTGACCTCTTGCCAGATGGTCACCCATCCAAGCCCAAAGATCAGAAGCGCTCAGAGCTCAACGCTAAGCGCTATTCACACATTGACTTCACACCACCAAAAGCAGCACAAGAGGCCGGTCGAAGAGCGCTTGAAGTTCGGGAGAAGAAGCCAATCTCACAGCGTGGTATGACTCCCGTTGGAATCGCTCGCGCTAGAGATTTGAGTAATGGTAAAGAGCTCTCACCTGAGACCGTCAAGCGTATGCTGAATTACTTCACCCGTCATGAGATCGACAAACAAGGATCTACTTGGGATGACCAAGGGAAGGGTTGGCAGGCTTGGCAAGGTTGGGGGGGGGATGCCGGTTACGCTTGGGCCAGAAAGATAGTTAAGCAGATGAATGCCGCAGACAAAAAAGCGCAAGCTCTGAGAGCATACTCAGAGACCTCCAACAGCCGGGCTACATATGACTTGCCCGAAGGCCTCACAATAGGACGCCCATTTAAAACTTTGAGCTTGGGTCAAGTGAGCTCAAGGATGAGCGGTGAGAACGTTGGTAAAGAGATTACCGCCGAGATGCTCAGCGAGATGCTCAGAGTCTTCAGGGCTCGAAGAGAACAAGATCCCGTGGTGATCGACTGGCAACACGCCACATCACCTTTTCAAGACGGGCCGCCGGCTCCTCCTGAAAGCGGCAACGCGCTAGGCCTTATAGCTGATCTAGAACTCAGAGAAGATGGCCTCTACGCAATCCCTGCCTATAATGAGAGAGGGCTCTCAGTTGTCACCTCAGCCGGTGGCGTGCTGTGGAGCTCTCCAGAATTTTTGGCGGGTGACGTTTACGACCGGTCAGGAGGTGAGAGGATTGGAGGCGCTCAATTGCTCGCCGTCACACTCACACCAAGGCCGGCCCAATCCCATAACACCATTGACCGCGTTACGCTCAACGAAAGGCTAAGCGACATGGACAATCTAGAGACAATGGATCTTGACGACCTCAAGCAGCTACTCATTGCAAAAGATGAGATGGTTAAACAGCTTGAGGCTCAGATCAAAGATATGAAGAGTGATGAGCAGTCAAAGCTTTCATCAGGTGAAAACCTAGAAGAGAAGAGCGATGATGAAGACTCAGACAAGATGGCTGAAGACAAAGAAGAAGAGAAGATGATGGAGCGCAAGGAGTATAACAAGATGAGCGAGTCTCTCTCTCCCGCTCTGCTCTCTGAGATCAACGCTTTACGAGAGCGTAACGCAGACATGGCGAAGCGCCTTGAGGTCATCGAGACAGAGAAGCGCAACATGGAGCGAGATACAGCAGTCAGCGCTTTATTGCGAGAGGGCAAGATTGAGCCTTCTCAGAAGACCGTTGCAGGCAAGGCTTGGGAGCTCAAAGAGGTTCAGCCTGAGTTCTGGCAGATGTTCAGCGAGCGGCCAGCCGGTCAAGCTGTGCCTCTCCAAGAGATTGGGCATGGCGCCAGTGGTCGAGAGATCACACGTCAAACGCTCGACCAAGAAATTAAAAAGCTCGCTGCTGAGAAGTCAATCTCTTACTCAGAAGCGCTCACTACAATCAGAGCCCAACGGCCTGACTTTTACACCAAAGCATTTGGAGGCTGATCAATCATGGCGAACACAGATAACATCTTGAGCTTTGTCTCAGCTGAGGCAATCACTGAATACGCGATAGTGTCACTTAACAATGATGGTAAGGTGGTTATCACTGACGCGGCAACTGACGATAATGTCATTGGCGTCGCTCAGCGCGCTTGCGCTTCAGGTGATCCCGTTGAGGTTCTAGTGCATGGCCTTACTCGTGTTATTGCTGGCGAGTCCATCACGTTCAATTCAACCCCCATCTTGGCGGCCTCAGCTGATGGCAAGGTGCAGCCGTGTGAGTCGGGAGATACAACCTTCTGGCCTATCGCTAGAGTCATCCCCAATATCAACCAAACAAGTGCATCTGCCGGTGATCAAATTCGAGTGCTCTTCACCGGCCCCACTTCACTTAATACCTAAGAGGTGATTCATGGCTAGTTCATATTCTAACTTACATCCAGTTGATCAGATCCTAACCAGTCTGGTTGTTGAGGCTGTGCCTAGTGATGATCAGCTCATTGCTGACAAGATCACAGAAAACATCACGGTTCCCGAACGCTCAGGAACATTGCTTCTTGAAGAGACCCGCAACTTTATGGGCGCTGGTGCAGGGCTCGATCTTGAGCGCGCTCCTGGCGCCTCTCGCGCTGTTATCGGTGGCTTCGACCGCTCAAGCCAAACCTTCAAGGCGCGGATCTATGCGGCCTCAGATTCAATTGCAATGGAGGACATCCTCGATTCGCAATATCCAGGCAGTGAAGAACAGCGCATTGCTCGAAAGGTAGCGCGAGTTATGAAGCTCGCCAAAGAGAAGCGCTTTGCTGATGTGCTCTTTGACTCCACAGCATTTGCAACCAGCTCTCCGGCGACCAAGTTTGACGCGGCTGGCGGTGAGCCACTCACCTTCCTTCATGAGCTTAAGGACACAGTCTTTGCAGCTGCTCATGGGATCAATCCCGACTCAATGATTCTAGGCCGTGATGTGTTCAGAGCTCTAGCGCGTAATCCTGAGATTCGGGGATATGTTGGCTCAACAGGAAACGGCTTGGCGGCTGGTAGCCGAATCCTCAACGATGAGGCAGTGCTCAGCGTTCTTCGTGATGTGCTTGGCATCCCTAATATCCATGTGGGGCAAGCACGCCGCGATACTGCCGTTCCTGGTGCAACCTCCTCTGAGTCTTACATTTGGGAGGGTGAAACCATCTTCATGGGGATCCTCAAAGGCGCTGATGCAATTGTGCAGAAGAGCGGCAATGTTAAGGGGATGCCTGTGGCGGCTCTCAACTTTGAGTTTGGCTCAATGGTGGCCGGCCAATATGACAGCCTCGATAAGACGCGCCGTTATGTCTACGCTGAGGAGGTGCATCAGGTGAAGGCGATTGACTCAACTCTTGGTCACGTTGTTACTAACTGTTTGGCCTGATTGATGTTGATGCCTAGTGAGTGTGGCTGTGGAACTCCACGCGCAATGTTGTTTTCAGAAGACGCTGATAAGAAGGCCATCGATGATCTTAATCGACAGGTTAAAAGCCAGCGTCCACCACTCAGCCAACTCACTAGGGCCAAGCGAGATCAGCTTATAGCTGAGGTATCCGCTGAGCGTTCATTTGAACGCGCTCTTGGGTCAGCTAGACAAGAGCTCTCTGATTTATTAGAGCTGGCCTTGTCGAGTAATGACCCTAGCCTCTTGCTCTCACTCGATGATCAACAGCTGTCAGACTTCATTCTTCAAGGAGGGATGGGGCTTGCTGTTGAAGACTTCGTTGGCAGTCAAGAGAGAATTAGAGAGGCAGCCCTAAAAGGGTTGCAACTCGTGAACCCTGACTTAACAGCTGATGGACTCCCTGAGCTTGACAGCATTCAAGCCCAACTAGTCAGCCAAGTCTTTGATGATGTGATTCTGCCTGACACCAAGAAGGCGATCAGAGGAGCGCTCACATCTATTGCTTTAGATGTGCCTGATGAGATCATCATGAGTGATTTAAATAGGGCTCTATCATCAAGCACCGGCCGCCAGCTCACAGAGGTTAAGACGGCCATTTCTCAATATGGCAGGTCGATCACAGCGGCCGCGGCAGCTGCAGCAGAGCTTGATCACTATCTTTACACAGGGCCGCTTGATGGCATCACCAGGCCCTTCTGTAAGGTGCTTGTAAATAAGGTGGTAACCAGCTCACAAATGAGAGAGCTAAGAAACGGCCAGGGCTTAGCGGTCATAACTAGCGGTGGGGGTTATAACTGCCGCCACAGCTGGAGCCCGGTAACAGATTCATTTGTTGAAGCGGCTGACCTTGAAAGGGCAACGGCCTCTGATATTAGACGCGCCAACGCTCGCGGGAGATGATGATGAGAAAAGCAACGACTGGCCAAGATATCAAGTTTGTGTGGCATCCTCGCACACCATACAGCGGTAACCCAACGTTGACGGTGGGGTTCTCCACTCCCTTTAGTAGCGTGCTCTCTCAGCTTCGCTCAGATGTGAGCGTCTCAAGTGTGGCTACTGACAGAAGGACATTAACCTTATCAGCGCCGGTAGTGACTCAGCTTGAACGCGATGAGGTGAAGGCTTTCTTGCTCACCACTAGAGACACATGGTTCTCAGTTAAGGTCACTCGTTTAGGTGGCTCAACTGCTGTGCTCGCTGAGCCTCTGCCAAGAGAGTTGGACTTAACCACAGTGGCCACTCTTAATTTCTCAGCCTCATCAGTGACCATTGGTTCAGCCTATGCGACAACCGGCCTTTATCCCTACACGATAAGCTATACCAGTGAAGCCGGCGTGATTGATGCTGAGAGTGGAGTGCTGAAGGTTACACCTAGGCCGTTTGATACAGGACTCGATCATGAGCAACTCACTGACCGTTTTCCTCAATTGGCTGATATGGTGCCACGCCGTCAGAGTGATCTCTTGCCACAGATTGACGCGGCCTTACATGAGATCATCCTAGCGATTAGAGATCATGTGATTGCAGATAACTGCACTGAAGACGAGGTCTTTAATCAGGGCTCATTCTTGAGCGCTCATGCTTATTGCTCAGCGGCTCTAGTCTACGAATCAGTTCTTCAACTCGACGTGGCTAGCGCCATGAGAGAGAGGTGTGAGGAGCTCCTCAAGTCTGCTCTTAGATCGCTAGTGTTAGACCTAGATGGTGATGGTGTGATTGATGAGGGAGAGGTTGACCTAAGAAGATCAGGAGGCAGCGCCACAGACTTTAGGGCAAGCTGGCGATCATTTAACAAGAGCGCTTATGATGCTCGCTTCACTCCCAAGAGAGGAATGAGGCACTAATGCCAGCGCGCGTTAATCTTAGTCTACCGTCTAGCCTGTGGACTGCTCGCGACTCAATGAGGCTGGCTAGCAATACCTTGGCCTCAATCAAGATCCGAACGAGTAAAGGCATTGACGCCAATGGCCGTCCATTCAAGGGGTACTCCACTGAGCCGCTATATGTCTCTAAGAGAGGCGCAAGGCTAAAGCCCAAAGGAGGACGCAAGACCAAGACGGGCCTTAGTGTTTTCTATGAGGGAGGTTATAAGCAATACAAGCACGACTCTAGAAGACGCGGCCGGCGATCAGGCACGGCTGAAGTTGATTTGGTTCTATCGGGTAACATGATGAACAATCTAGTTGTGCTCAGCGCGACCAAGAAGGGCTTTGTGATTGGGCTCACTCAGCACGCTCAATATGGGTTTTATGTAAATGATGATCGTGAGTTCATTGGCCTGAGTCCACGTGATGTTGAGGTCTTAGTGGCTGCCGTTCAGGCTGAGCTGGTGAGCAAGATCAACAGGAGGAGGACGCGATGAGTCAAGGGATAGCTTCGGCGCTGACCCACCTTGAAACCATGATTATGGAGGTGAGCCCAAAGAGAGATGTACATCAAGGATTCGTTGCATTGTCTAGAGCTGATGGCGCTACCTCGCCACTCAGTCAACGGGCTCACTCAAACCGATTCTTCACTCTTGAGATTGAGGGCTTCACAGAGGATGATGGGGCCGCCGGTCTCGGCGG